ATTCCAGAAGGGTGGTATCTATGTGATGGGCAGGTTGTGCCCCTTCCCCCATTAGGTAATTTTAATACGCCTAATCTTAGTGGCAGGTTTGTTGTAGGAACTGGTGGTGGCTTTACTGGAGGAACTTTTGGTGGAAGCGCAACCCAGACTCTGATAGAAGCAAATTTACCAGCACACGCGCATGCACCAGGAACCTTAAATATTACAAGTAGTGGAACGCATCAACATACAATTGGCCAAGGTGGAATAAATGGCAATCCACCACAGAATGTACCGTTTTTTGGAACTGGCGATATGCTTAATTTCAACATCACTAATGCATATGGCGGTGGTGCTCATACCCACGCAATGACAGACTTTGCTGGTATTACTGGACCAGGTGCTGGTACAAGCGCTTCATTTAGTATACTTCCACCATACTATGTATTGGCTTATATTATTTACTTAGGTGTTTAATTATTAAAGATATGAATTTAGAAGAAAGAAAAGAACTTAAAGAATTTGTGGATCGTTATAAACAGATTGAAACGTCCATTGATCTAATGCAAAAAAGTATTCAAAGTTTAGCAGAAAAAAGAGATGGCCTCTTTGACGAACTTGATACTCTAAAAAAGGGAGAAGAAGGTTTTATGAATCGCCTAATTGAGAAATATGGCGCATCTGAAGTAACACCTTATAAACTTTTAAAAATATACGAAGAATGTCAATGATCTTTATAAAAAATGTTTTATCGTTTTTAACCAGTCCTAAAAATGGCAGGATAATTGTAGCTGCTATACTTTTTATTTTAATTACTTTATTGCTTAGGCAGTGCGAAAAGACAAGAACTGCCGAGTGGGAAACCACAAGAATAGGTAACAATCTTAAAGCATCTAATGATACTATTAGAAACTACATTGATAAGAATGGAAATTCTGCTGCAGAAATTAGAGCTCTTACATTAACACTAAAAGAAGCAAAAGGCATGGTTAAGTTTAACAAAACTAGACCACCTGTTACTATTATTAAATATGAAACTCAAATTGTTGAAAGAATAGTTAAAGTTCCAGTTATTTCAATAGATACAGCAATAGGAAAGTTTAACTCTGCTGCTATTATAGAATCAGAAGATTCTTGGGGAAAGAGTTCAAGAAAGATTAAAACAACAGTTCCTTATTCATTTGAAAATGGAAAGGCCACCTTTGGTAATGCTGCAATTAATCTGGACCAAAACATATTTTTAACTGCTTCTATACTAAGGGATAAAAAAACAAAAGAAGTTTTTGTTAACCTATCAACTGATTATCCAGGTACTACTTTCAATAGTGCGCAAGGTATTATGATAGATAGTAAAAGTTCTGGTTTTAGAGATCTACAATTTAAAAGTAGAAAATCATTTGGTGTTGGTGTACAACTTGGTATAGGTATATCTGGAGCAAATTTAATATCACCATATGTTGGATTAGGAATTAACTATACACCTAAATTCCTACAATGGTAAATAAATAGAATACATGGAATCATCTAAATTTATACAGTTATCTAATAGTATCCTAGTTGAATATGTTTATATCGACCAGACTAACCCTGGTCCAAACACATTTAATACCGGTTCATTTCCTATTGAGATAATGCAAGATGGTTATACCGATGGCTCATATTTTTTTAATGTGGATTCGGTTTCTGCCACAATGGGAAATCAAAGAGATATCTCAGCAGTTCCTATTAATAAGGATAAATCCCAGTATGTTTATCTTGACACAAGTATTGGTGTACCTTACAATGATTTTGATCCAGAGTTTACCCCATCATCCCAGCTAGGTCAAGTCTTCTCGCCCAATGTAGGCGTTGAATATGATAGAATAAGGGTTCACTTTATTGCAGGGTTTTCTTTTGATGGTTTTGATGGTGTTATTTTTGATGTAACTACACAAGGGAGAAATGGTAATGATGTAGTGTTATCTTCTATTAATTTCTTAAAGACCGATACACCTGTATTTAATCCTGATCCACTTTTAATTGCTGATAAATTATACTCAACTTATATTGAATGGAGACTGCCATCTCTATATTATATGACACAATCATTTAATACTAGTAATAGTAATACTTTGGCATATAAGTTAACTAATGGCATAGGGTTTGTAACTACGCCAACTTTAACTATTAGAGCATTAGGAATACTTAGTACCCAAACAGTTAACGCATATAGTTTTTATGAAATACGAGAAATCAACGCATATACAATTCTTAATAGAGACATATATGATTTTCTTTATGCAAGCGTAATTGAATCGCCCATTGGGGATTACTTTGAATTAACTGGACTAGTTAATGGTTCAAGTCTTTCTAATCTTATTGCTGAACTTAATTCAGCTGGTGGAAACTATGTAATATTTCATGAGATTACTTTAAGCGAACAGATTGGTGTTAACTTTATACAAACAAATAATCAAATAGTGTCTCAAACCACAGACTTTGATAATCCTATATTGTATAGACCAATTGTTCTTAATAGTGGCATAGCTGCATCATTTGCTATAAATTATGTATTGCGACTTTACAATAGATCTGATAACTCTCAAATAATTAAGAATGCTAGATTAACATCATTTGATGTTAAGAAATATGGCAGAAGATTAATGAAACTAAATTTAGGCACCGTGCCTACCGTTGCAACTGTAGTTAATCAAATTGCACCTGATGATGGTAAAAATATTGTTGTATCAACAGGATCATCTGGAGGTAATGCAAATACTACAGAAAATATAATAGGGAACCTTGTTGTAAAAACTAAATATGTTACTACATTTAGGGACAGAATAAATATTAAAGCTGCAATTTCACCTGCAACGATACAAAATATTACTTAATAAGATGGCTGTTACAACTCAAATACCACTTTCTGAAAAGGAGGCAATTATCTATAAAAGATTTGTTAATCTTTCTGTAAATGAAGAACCTAAACCGCAGGGGGAAGGGACTATTAGGATATCTCCGTTTGACGACTATTTTATTTTTACTATATTTGACGAAACTGATGGTGCAGATACACCTATTGATCTAAGTAATGTTGGTACTATATACATAGTTTTTGTTGGAGAAAGCGATGAAGTAAGAATAGCCAATTATACAAATGTAGAAAATATTAATATGGCAGCAGGACAAGTCCTGTTTAAAATAGATGGAGTAGACGCTAAGAGAATATTAGCATTAAGTAATAGAAATTTTTATATCTCTACTATGATGATTGATACCAGCGGAGAGTCTGATGAATCAGTACTATATACTGGAACTTTTTTAACATTTGCAGAAGAGGCCAAAGTGTCATTAAGTAAAAAGTTAGAAGATGCTAGACTTCAATATACAAAAGAAATAGGTGGACTGCAAACTCAAGTTGATGCACTAATATCAAATAATAAACAAAAGGAACAATTAATAGGTGAACAACTTGTTGTAATTAAAGCTCTTAAAGAAAGCAACACAAATTTGCTAAATGAAATTACAGTGTTATCTGCTAATGTTGGTTCTGCTAAAGCTGAATTGTTAATAGCAGAGTCAACGGCTGCGCAGAAAGGTGAAGAGTTAGCCAAAATACAAAGGCAGCAAATTGAATCAATCGGTAAGGCTGCCGAATCTGCGTCAACTGGCGCTAAACAAAAAGCTTATTTTAAACAAGCAGCTAGACAACTTATCAAAAATATGCCAGGTGTTAACAGAGTTACTGTTGATGCTAATAAAACTTATAACTCAAATAACACATAATAGATTATGCTACTTAGCGCAAGAAGTAACCAATTTAGATTTTCCTTTCCTAGAAGCTTTATACCACCTGAGGTAGCAGATAAGTATAGACCATATTTTAACCGTATGCCAGGTGGGCTTATTAAAGAACCTATAGATTATTGGAACTATGGTATTCAATCTATTAATTTGCCAGGGGTTTCTTATTCACCAGTAGAACAAGAAGAGTTTAGAGGTGGCACAAAAACATTTAGAGGAAGTGTACCAATAGAAAAATTGTTTCAAAATGAACTTACTGTTACAATGCAAGGGTTTGATGGATGGATAAATTATTGGATGGCTATTGATACATTTAACTATTACTATAATTTAACTGGTAAATTTCCACATTTGCCAGAAGGCAATGGCATTCAAATATTAGATGGTGAAGGCACTGCATTAGTAACAGTTAGACTAAAGGAAATGATATGGTCTAGTGTAAGTTCGTTAGACCTTAATTTTTCAAGTAATACAATAGAGTTCCAAACATTTGATTTAGGATTTAATTATAATTCAATTGATTTTAAGATAGATTTAGTCTAATATATAATAAAATAAAGACCCAATGAAAACATTTATAGATTACGTTATAGAATCTAAAGCTGATACTAATGATATAGCTGAGATTTTAAAAGAGTCAGAATTAAACGAAGAACAATCTGCTGCTATTGATGCTGCTGTACAAAGAATTGTAGATGCACACAATAGTGGAAAAAATCTTGATGTAATTGTTGAAGAGATAGTAAATGAAGGTATTTTAGGTTCTATTTTTGGAGGTCTTACTGGTTTTGCTTTAGGCAGCAGTATAGGTAGTGCACTGTGTAGAGTATTAGGAATTGAAAAAGGCGCGCTATATGATTTATTAACAAGTAGATTAGTTGGTGCTGCACTTGGTGCGGTATTAGGTAAAAGACTTTAATTTAAGAATGTGACAAGAATTGGTATTGATTTTTCACTGAATAGTCCAGCTACATGTATAAGAAATAGTAAAGGGGACTACATATTTATATCGTTTTTTAATTTTGGCGACAGAATTTGGGATGATATTAAAAAGATGCCAAAGGCTTTCCAAGTTCATCAAGAATTAATAGAATCAGAAACTATTTTAGGATTTCCTTATTACCGTGATGTTAAAGCAGATAGTTTTTTAATTAGAGAAAGAGAAAAATTAGAAGACTGTAAATCAATAGCCAACTTAATTGTAAATGCTCTCGTATCATTTTTTGGTGTATCTAATACACATGTTTCCCTGGAGGGATTTTCATATGGATCTACCGGAAATTCATTTATTGATATTGTACAGTATAACTCTTTTTTAAGATCATTATTATTAGATGCATATGGATCTTCTAACATATCAATATTTCAGCCATCTCATGTTAAGAAAACCGCAGGTAAAGGAAATGCAAATAAACATTATATGATAAAAGCATTTCAAGATGATGTCTTTAATGATAAGGATTTAAGAAATACTAAATTATGGAAATATGTACAAGGAAAAGACTTCAGTATAAAAATACCCAAACCATTAGATGATCTTGTAGATTCATACTTTATACTTAATTCTCAAACCACTAGTAATTAGATACTATTCTTACAATTAATCAGATAAATTTTATATATAGAGTTTTTAAATTAGTTTTATGTTTTCATGATAAATGCAATAAAAAATAGAATATTTCTTAAAAAAGATGAGTATCCTGAAAAAATAGGTTTAATTTATGTACCTAAATTGGAAGGGCAATATGCGCCACCTTACTCAGGTCATGTAATATCAGTAGGACAAGACATCGTTGACACTGATATCGTTGTTGGTAGCCGTCTTCTTTTTCATGATTTAGCAGGTGTTGAATTTACTGTTGACAATGAAAAAATATTTAGTATAAGAGAGCATGATGTAGTAGCAGTACTTATGGATAAAAACATAAATATTAGCTGAAACTAAATACTAATATGAATATATAATTAATAAAGGTACTGATTTATTAGAACCTTTTAAATTGGCATTAATAAGGCAAAGTTTTTATTGGCAACCCCGGGCACGTAAATAGGCAATGCTAAGTTATGCTTTTAACTAATTAATTAATTTAAAAACAAACTTAAAAAAAAGGCAACTAAAATGGCAAATGAATTCGACATTTTCAGTGTGAGCGTCAACGACCTCGACACAGGAGACCGCCCTGCAGGCGCAGGTAGTGATCTTTATTCACCCAAGCCCGATCAAGGGCAAGACGGTACTTACCGTTCTCTAATTAGGTTCTTACCTAACATTAAAAATCCCCGCAAACCTTTCGTTCGTAAATTCGTCTATTGGCTAGAAGACCGTGAAGGTAATGGCTTCTATGCAGATTCACCATCTACCGTAGGCGAGAAATGTCCTGTACAGGATATGTTCTTTAAGCTTCGCAATTCTGAATCAGCAGTAGATAAAAAAATGGCTGAAGGTTTAAAACGCAGAGAAGTGTTTTATGCATTAGTTCAAATCGTTAAAGATCCACAGAATCGTGATCTTGAAGGTCAGCTTAAGGTATTCAAATTTGGATATAAGATTAAGGCTAAAATCGATGAAGAATTAAATCCACAGTTTGATGAGCCTACTCAAGTATTTGATCCTTTTGAAGGTAAAAACTTTGAACTAGTTCTTTCTAAGAAAGGCGGATATCCAAACTATGATTCATGTAAATTTCAAGGTACTCGTTCTACTATGCAAATTAATGCAGAAAATGTAACTGATACAAATGAAGGTCGTGCTTTGGTTTTAGACTATCTTAAAGATGCACCAGATCTTTCTAATTTTGATTATAAAACATGGAATGATGAACAGCGAAATAAAGTAATGAATATTGTTTCTCAGTATTCTTCACCAGGTAGTTCAATTGATACCATAACTAAAGCTTCACCTAAAGCTTCACCTAAGGCTTCACCTAAGGCTAATGAACAAACCAGTTCTGAACAAGATACTGACACCTCTGATGATGACGTGCCTGCTTCTAAAAACGGAGATGAATTTGATGATTTCCTTAATGGTTTAGATCTTTAATAAATGGCAACAGAAGTTATAATATCTTCTGAAATGAAGACTCGGATTATCGATAAGATAGTCCGAGTTCTTTATAATAACCATTCTCATCATGAGAAGCGGAGAATATTAGAAGGTAGAGATAGATTAAATTTTGCATGCCCTTATTGTGGCGATTCTTCGAGTAGTTCAAATAAGAAAAGAGGTAACCTTTATTGGAATGATCTATATGTTCATTGTTATAACTGTTCGGCGCATGTTTCATTAGATAGTTTTCTTAAAGACTTTAATGTTAACTTTGAAGGAGAAGACCGAGTTGAATTACTTAATTACATTAAAGAAAATAAAAAATCCTTTTCATTAGGTGAATCTCTTGATTTTTACCTATTTGATAAAATAAAAGAACTTTCATTAACATTTGATGAATTATCTGTTGCGTTTAATATCTATCCTATAAATTCATTAACATATAGAGCATACCCTTATCTTAAGAGTAGACTATTACACCATAAAACATCTCAGTTTGGTTATGACCCTCGTAAAAAGGAATTATTTGTTTTTAATCTTACTCCTTCTGGTAAAATAGTTGGATTTCAAACAAGAGATCTAGAAGGCAATGGTCCTAAGTATAAAACTTGGAATATTCAAAGAATTTATGATAGATTAAAAAAACCGTTAAATGTATCTGAGGAAGATTTAGATAACCTAAATAAAATATCAATGTTATTTGGTATTTTAACTGCTGATTTAAGTAGAGATTTTACCATATTTGAAGGGCCTATAGACGCGATGTTTATGACTAATTCAATTGGTCTTACTGGTGTAAAGAAACAGATTATTGAATTTAATGATATTCCAACAGCAAGATATTTCTTTGATAATGATATTGAAGGCAAGAGTAGAATGATTGAAAAACTTAAATCAAAACAAACCGTATTTATGTGGGATAAGTTTTTAAAGGATTATTCCATACCTAGTAGAAAAGTAAAAGATTTAAATGATTTAGTAAAGTATGAATACGAAAATCGAGTTGGGTGTTTAAATAACATTGATAAATATTTTACTAATAATCATTTAGATATGATTTTTATATGAGTGAGATAAAAAAATATGAATTATTTGTGAATGAACAGATAGATGATTTTTATGAAGACTATGAGGACAGTCAAAAAAGAATTAAGTTGTTTACTTCGTTTACGCAGAGTAAGCTGTATCATAATAAAAAAGAAATAGAAATTAATGAACCAAAGAAAAAATTTCAATCAAAAGTAAAAGTAAGTAAATATTCTAATAACGATAAAGGCATATTCTAATGGCATTTGATGATACACAAATAAAACAATCAAACGAAGAACTTGAATTAAGATTAACAGGAGATCGTGTTGAATGGAAAAATAAGATAAGCGAATTAATTCTTAAAATTAAGAATATGAATGAATTGTCTGACTGTCAGGTTAGCATGCTTTCATATAGACAAATTCTTTTAGATAAAGTTACTGATTTTAAGACAATGATATATAAAAGAAATGCAACGTGGGAAAAATATTACCGAGCACAGTATCGTGAATATACCTTAAACTATGATGTTAAACTAACGAGCGGCGAAAAACATCAATTTATTAAAGCAGATTTAGGTTCATTAAGAACTCAAATAGACATGTTACAATCGCACGTTGAGTATTATCAAGAATGTATTAAAACATTAGATAACTTAGCTTTTGCAATTCGTAACCGCATAAGACTCGATGACGAACAATAATGGAACTTTCACTATCCGATAATAAAAAGTTTTTAGTAA